CAGCACCAGTTTCGCGACCCGGCCACTGCACCCGAACCGTGCGGCCGGCATCGTTTCGGGTGCGGGTTGGTAGTCCGGTAGTTGTGCAGCCAGAACAGCGGAGACAGCGCGAACACTCACGCGTCTGCTCCGTTGGATGGGTGGGCGGTTCGGCCGGGTCTGCAGCCGTGCGCGTAGTGATCGGCCAGGTGGACCAGGTCGGCAAGGGTGCGGCCGCAGTCGCGGCACTGTGTGTCGCGTTCGGGTGGGCGACGGTCCAGGCGTGCAGCGGACAGGTTGATCAGCTGGCCGGTCACTGGTCGGTGTCCTGTTGCGACGGGTGCCGGCGCAGTTCGCGGCGCAGTTCGCGGTCGGACTGTTCGCGGTAGGCGGCACGGTCGTCCACGACTGCGGCGAGCAGCACCAGGGCGAGCACCAGGGCGAACAGGGCGACCAGCACGAAGATCTGTGCGCCGGTCACGTCAGCACCAGGTTGACGGCGTCGAGCACGCACGGCACGCACCAGCGTTGCCCGTTGGTCAGTTCGCAGCCGTCAGGCGCCAGGTCGGTGATCGGCCGGTTGCAGCCGGGGCACTGGTCAGGTGTCAGGCCGTGCGCGTCGAGCCACGGCGCGGGGTCGGTGTCCACCGGGTCACCCGCGGGTCGGGTCGGTGGTCTGTGCTGGTGCGGGTCGGGAACATCTACTTCTGAGCCATTCCGACACTTCCGACAGAAAGTACCGCTTCGGTGCGCGGGCGCCGGTGTGCATGCGGTGCGCCGGTAGTCCTAGTTCGCGTTCGTACGCGATCAGCGTTTTCGGTGAGATGTCCAGGAAGTCGCACACCTGGTCGGATGTGACGGGTCGTTCAACTTCCACGTTTGTCGTTTGTGTCATGCGTGACACACTAACGGAGATGACGGGTAGTGCGGCAAGGTTGGTGGCCCGGTTCCGGCAGTTCCAGCAGCGGCGCCGGTATGCGCCGGCCACGATCACGAAACGGTGCGCGCTGGTGCGCCGATGGTTGGACCATGCCGACGACTGGCGTGCCGTGACATGGCGTGACGTTGAGTTGTGGATCACCGACCCGGTGTGGAATCTGTCAGCGACGGCGCAACGTGACGCACGGTCACACCTGCGTGCGTTCTACTGGTGGGCCGGCCGTGAGGGTCTGTGCGACCGTGACCCGACGCAACACGTCCTGTTGCCACGGACACCGCGGCGGGTGCCACGGCCGGCCACCGAAGGGCAAGTGCTCCTGGCGTTGCACGGTTCGACACCGGACATCGCAGCTATGGTCGCACTGATGGCCGGCGCCGGCCTGCGGTGCTGCGAGGTTGCCGGCCTGACCTGGTCGGCGGTGGACCTGGTCGGCCGGCAACTGTGGATCACCGGCAAGGGCGGGCACGAACGGGTCGTACCGATGTCGTCGGACGTGGCCCGGTTCCTGGCGGCGTCGGACTCCGGCCGGCGTCACGTGTTCGTCAACGCGGCCGGCAGGCCGTACACGGCGACCCGCATCTCGCAGCTGGTCAACGGTCAACAACGGCGCCTAGGGCAGTCGGTGACGGCGCACCAGTTCCGGCACCGCTACGCGACTGCTGCGCTCGCAGCGTGCGGTGACCTGTCGGTGGTCGCAGCGTTGCTAGGGCACGTTTCGACTGCGACGACTGAGGGTTACGCGGCCGTTGCAGCGGCGACCACGCAGCGTGCAGGTCTGTCGATCACGTTGCCCGTGACCAGGTAGGCATCAGAATTGCCCAATTCTGCGGGTCACGGTTTTCCGCCGACACGGACACGGCGCATGTCGGTGAATGTCATCTGGAAGTCGTGTGCAGCGATGCCGGCCGGCCCTTCGTATTCCACGTGGCACTGTTCACCGGCCGCGAACGGCACCATGGCGAACCCACCGACCGAGAATGACGCACCGCCCAGCTGTTCGCCACCGGGTCCAGGTCCGCGCCGTAGGCGTATCCACGCGGTTTGGATAGGCAGGTCCATCCAGGCGCCGTAGGTGACGTAGTACAGGCCACCGAGCTTGACGCGGGTGACACCGGACGGTGACGGTTCCAACAGGTCAGGATCGCCACCGGAAACGGCGAGCGGCACGATCACCCGACCAGAGCCAACGGTGGTCCAGTCGCCGGCCACGGACAGCCATTGACGTACCGGCCAGCCGGCCAGGTTCGCGGCCATGTCGTTGATCGCGCCGGCCAGTGCGTTGTGATCCGCGGCATGATTCGCCAGCTGTGCGGTCGTGTCGGTCCGGTTGACGGGCAACGGACTATCGGGTGGGAAGTACGGCATAAGGGTCGTGTCCTTTACGTGTTGGTCAGATGAACAGTGGCAATCCACCGGCCGGGTGTCAGCTGGTGCTGTATTCCGGTGACGACGGCGCCCATGCCACCGGGCGCCACCGCGGTGCGGTGAACGGTGACGGTGTCACCGCGGCGCAGCCGTGCGAGCACCGGTAGCCATTGCGGGTGCCGGTCGCAGTCCACGGTGAACGACTCCACCCGTTCGACGGCGTGCGCGTAGCGGGCCACGGCACGCTGCGCGAGCGTGACCGCGCCGGCCCGGTCGGTGTCCACCGGGTCGATCGGGAACCCGACCGCGTCGGTTTTCAGGCCGTACACGGCGACCGCGAGCGTGTCGGTAGCGGTGCCGGTTTCTTCCGCGGCGGTGGTCACCGTGGCCTGCGTCAACAGTTCCGCCAGGTCGGACCGATACAGCACCGAGATAGCCGGCAACGACCCGGCCGGTTCGTCCACACAGTCGGACACGTCCGCGACGGGTGTGCCGGCCGGCAACGGCCACGGCAGGGCGCGCAACAGTCCGCGTCCGTCCGTGTCGATGGTCCACCCGGCAGAGATAGCGGCACGGTCCACGTCGGCGCGGACTTCGGCGGCGTCGTCGGTGTAGGCGGTCAGGGCCGGGCCGGGTTGTGCCGGCATGTCAGCGAACCGGCCCCACGACCAGCCGTCAGCGATCAGCGCGGCGATACGCACGTCCACGGTTTCCGCTGGCCGGTCCACGGCGACGGTGTGCACCAGGTCGGACAGGTGCCCGAACGACTCCACACCGACCAGGCGTGGCGGTGCGTCGTGGTCGTCCGCGACGGTTTCGATCCGGCCCACGTACAGACTGTGGAACGTTTGGTCAGGGTCGAGCACACCGACCCGTAGACGGGTGCCCGGTTTCGGTTGCGTCGCGGTGGCCGGCACCGCCACAACGGTGCCGTCAGGGTCGAACACTTCCAGCGCAGCCGATGCCACGTTGACCCGGTACGACTCGCCACCGGTGTTGCCGGTCGTCACCGTGGTGCCGGTGACGTGTTCGGTGATGTCGTTCCACGTGTCGGCACCCGACGACGATTCGTCACCGTAGAACCCTGACCCGTACTCGAGTGTTCCGTACAGGCGTGCCGCGGAATCCCAATTGCCGAGCCATTCCACCACGATGCGCCAGCCGGCGACCAGCGGGCACCCGGCACCCGGCAACGGGTGCCGGTTCCACGGGTGCAGGGTCGTCACCCGATACGTGAACCCGACCTGTTCGGCCAGCCAATCGGCGTCGTCGGGGCCACCGTAGACGGTGTCTCCGTAGCGGCCGGCGCCGTACACGCGAGGCCGTACCGCATACACATACAACCGGTCACCCGGTTGGAGCTCCACCGGCGTGCCGGCCGGTGTCGTCCACGGTGCCGGCGCCGTGACCCGCCACCAGTACAGCGGTTGGTACAGGATCGGGTCGCCAGGGTCGGCGGGTTGCGGCCAGGTGGCAGGGTTGGCCGGGTCGTAGCCGTTCGGGTCGTAGTCACCCTGGAACGTCACGGTGTCACCCTGACCCGTTGACCCGCAGCCAGCGTGCGGTGGCGGCGTCCACTTCGCGCATACCGGGCGTCGCGTTAATCGTCACGTTCTGCACGAACGTGGACAACGTGCCGGGCTTGGGTGCTGCGATCATCGGTGGCACGACGGGCGCCTTGATGCCGGCCTGGTCCAGAAACACGGGCCACTTGACCGGCCGCGCGGCCGCGTACCGGTTGATCACCTCTTGCGTGCGGATCACTTCCTGTTCGGTCAGGCCGTCGTCGGACTGTGCCAACAGGTCCACGATCACGTCCTCTGGCACCGTGCCGAGTGCCGATGCAACGTTCAGGATTTCGTCTTTCCAGTCGGCCACGTCGAACAGTGACAGGCCGACACCTTCGCGGAATTTCGCGATCACGTCGTTGGACTTCTGACCGAACGTCAGTAGTGCCCGTTCGTCGGACAGTTGCCCTTGCAGCCGTGCGATTGCGTCCTGCGCGTCACCCGCGGCGTCTTCGATCAGGCCCATGCCGTCCGCGCCGGCCTCACCAGCGGCGGTGCCGGCGCCACCGACTTTCTTCAATGCAGCTTCCAGGCCGTCAACTTGCGCCGACGTGTCGTCTACCTTCGTGCCTGCCGTCGTGAAGTCGTCACGCAGCTGTGTGAGCAGCGCAGCGGTCACACCGGTCAGCTGGCGCACGTTGCCTTCGGCGTCGGTGAACGTTCCCGACAGAATGCGTCCCTGTTCGCCGGTGACCAGGCCGAGCCGGTTCGTGTCGTCGGTCAGGGCCGATATGACGTCATCGAACGACAGACCTTCAGCGATCGCGTCTGCGAACAGGTCCGCGTACGACTCCTGCAGCTTTTCGGCGGCCTCGCGGTACTTGCCGGCGATCAGTCGTTCCTGCACGTCGATCAGTTCTTCGGAACGTTCCGCGGCCTTGCGTTGCGCTTCGCGGTACTGGCCCCACGCATACGTAGCGACACCGACCGCCAGGCCGATCGCACCGAGTCCGAGTGAGACACGGCCAAGCGTCTTTTCGGACAGGCCCATCTGTGCGCCGAATATCTGTGCAGCTTCGCCGGCGTCGATCAGGGCGTTCGCGGCGGTGCCCGCGGCGCCCGCGGTGTTGCCCATCTCGTCGGTGAACCCGCGCAGCGGTCCGATACCGGACTGCAACGCAGCCGATCGGTCGCCTACGGTCTTGACGTGGTCGCCGGTTTCACGGATGCGCGCAACCTGCGCCTGGTCCACGTCGATGTTGATCCGCAGCGGTTCGGCGGCGAGCCGGCCGAGCCGGGTGACTTCGTCGGTGGCGCCGTCCAGTCGGCCGGTGTCGGCGGCAACGTCCACGCTGGCGCCGTCAACCTCGCGGACGGCACGCAGGGCGTCGTCGGCGCCGGTTTCGATCTTGTCCAGTGCACGGGTCGCATCGGACGTGGACAGGTCCACGTCGGTGCCGTCCAGCCGGCCCACCGACTTGTCAGCATCAGCAGCAGCCTTGTCCACTTGGCCGAGCGCGGTGACGGCCTGGCGGCTATCGGCGTCGATGACGATGCGGGTGCGGACTTCGCCGGCCATCAGCGCACCCGACCCGTGTTCGCGTACGACTGCAGACCTTCGGTCACCGCGGTCTGCACGATTGTGGGCACGTCGGCGTGCAGGCGTGCCAGTGTGCGACGGCCACGGGCGCCAGGGTGCCGTATAGGGCCGGAACGGACACGGGTTGGACGGTTACGGCCGGGGGCACGTTGCGCGTCGGAGAACGCGAAATAGACGGCACCGGTGCGGGCACGTGTATATGACCCCTTCCGTGTGCGTCTTCCGGCGCCGATTGTGTGCGGTCTGGCGCCGGCATCGGTGAGTGCCCACATAGCCGCGGGGCGCAGGTTGACGACGGTGGACGTGCCGGCCGTGTCGTAGCCGGCGTTCATGCGGGTACGGCCACGACTGCGCCGGGTGCCGAACCGTGACAGTCGCCGGTCGCCACCGGTGCCCGCGGTCGCGACGGCGAGTGCTCGAGTTTTCACGTCGTAGGCGGCAACGTTCAACAGCTCGCGCAGCAGCGCACCTTCCAGGCCGTCAGCTAGTTCGGTGACGGGCGCAAGATCAGACCGGACGGACACCGGAACGGTGCCGGGTCACTTCCGCTTACCGGACACGACCACGTCAACGGGTGGCGCCGGTGACACACCGGCGTCAGCTGCAGCGGTCTGTGCGGTGAACGTCGGCGCGGCGGTCAGCGGGCACGAACCGGACGACTGCCAGGCGGTGCCGGCGTCGCCACCGAACGCGCCAGCCGACGCATAGAACGAACCCTTCGCCATCGGCACCGACTCGTCGGACGGCGCGAATTCGAAGTCGAGCACTTCACCGTCGTTGTCGAACAGCAGTTGCGAAAGACTGTCGGTGGCGCCCCAATCCTGCAGGTAGTCGAACGACAACGACCACGACGACTTGCCCACCGTGGACGACGGAGCCTCGCAGTACGTGCCGGGCCGGTCGGTCGTGTTCGGTGACGGTTGCAACAGCCAGTTGATGACCTGGCACTCCACCGACTTCAGGGTGCCGGTCGGCCCCACCTTGATAGTTCCAGAGTTGTTCGGGTTGATGACGGTGACGGACATGGTGTTTTCCTCCGGTTAGCAGATGTCGATGGATTGATACCGCACATTGACGGTCATGGACTGATACGCAGGTTCGGCGTCGGCGTCCGATGCGTAGGTGACCTGCGGGTCCAGCTGGTAGGCGGTGCCGGTCAACGCGGTCAGCACGTCCGCGGTCAAGTCTTCCAGCCGGCTGTACTGCGTGCCGTAGGGCGTCAACGGCACGCACACGACCACGTCAGTGACCTGATACGCGAACCGGTTACCGGGGTGCAGTTCCCACCGGACGGGCACCAGCTGCACCGCGGGCAACGCGGTGAACATGGCGCCCGGTTCCAACACGGGCACCGCGGGCACCGGTTCGGGTGGCGGTTCGGTGGACTCCACGATCAGGGTCGGGTGCCCGCCATCGGTGCCACGGTGCACCGTCAAGATCATGCCGTCATGTATCCAACGGGTCAGGGTCTGGCCGAGCACGTCGTGACCATCGGCCAGTTTCACCTTGCCGAGCGCACCGCCGTAATCGACCCACACCGCGGCCGTGTTCGGCACGTCACCGGGCCGGTCGTAGATTTCACCGTTCGGACCCGGTTCGGTCGCCAGTCGTACCGTCGCAGTGACCGGCGAGCCGTCGTCCGCGATCATCGGTGTCGGGATCACCCGCACGAACGACCCGCCGTACAGGTCCACGTCCAGGGTGTGGGCGGGTGGCACCGGTTCCGGTGCCAGGTGCCGGGCTATGACGTGTTGCAGTTCGTGCCACTTCACGCGATGCCCCACGTGTGTTGCAGGTGGCGCCAGTAGTGGCACAGATGTCTAACCAGTTCTTCCGGTACGACGGCGCCAGCGGCGACCGAGTCACCGAGCACCGCCATACCACCGGACGGTGTACCGGGGTCTTGGAAGATGCGCACCGCGAGCAGGATCACGCCGGTGTCTGCCAGCTGGTCGGTGCCGGTGTCGGGCAGGTCGGCCGGGTCCACGTTGACATCTATCGCGACCGCGGCGGCCGCGGCCTGCGCAGCGAACATGACGGTGTCAGGTTCGACCCGCAGGCGTGCAGCGGCCGCGGCCGCGATGGTGTCAACGTCGAACGGCATCGGATCAGGCGGCCGTGGCCTTGATCTGACGGATACCGGCCGGCAACGCAGCAGCGAACGCGCCCATGCCCCACACTGCGACGTTCTGGCCGAGCTTCTCCACGTCTTCGGCGGCGACGGTGTAGGCGCCGTCTTCGTACCAGCTGGCCGCTTCGTCGTTCGACACGATCAGCGAACCGGCCGCAAGGGTCTGGTCGTGGATGACGGGCAGACCGGACACGGACACGGCGAGTGTGGCGGCGTCCGCGGTGCCGGGCACGTTGAACGTTCCGTACCGGGCCGGCACCAGGCCGACCAGCGCGCCGATCGTGGTGAACACGTCGGTGGCGGCGAGCGCGAACGACGCAGGCCGTCCGGTCGCAGCTTCCACTTCGGTGGACGCGACGAACAGTGCAGCCGACAACTTGTCCGCGGTCGAGCCGGTGCCGGTCAACGGCCACACCGCCGACGACGCGGTAGCAGCGTCCACCGCGGCCGCGGCCGCGGCCTTGTTCGTCACCAGGGCGTAGGCGTTGAACATGATCCGCAGGTATGCGTCCCGATAGGCGGGTGAGCTACGACGGATCAGCTGGTACGACACGTCCGAGCCACCGGCATACGTCACCAGTGCTTCGGAACCTTTCTTCAACGACACCTTGACGGACGTGATCGCAGCCTTTTCGGCGGTCTGTGCGGCGACCAGTGCGGACAGGTCACCGTCGAAGTACGGCCAATCGACTTCCATGCCGGTCGGCGGCAACGGCGACTGACCGAACGCGGTGATCGTCGGGCGTGACTTGTCGATGATGCCGGCAACCGTGTTGATCCACGCCGGTGGGATGACACCAGGGTTGTCGGTCGTGATCTGATCGGCAAGGGTGCGCAGCAACAGGGTCGGGTCGGCGTCACCGGCGTACACGGCGTCGGCGTAATCGACCAGCGACCGGTACTGCATCAGCGGATGCCCACCGGTGTTGCGGGTCGTTGCGAGCGTGGACAGGTCGCGGGTCAGTTCGTCGCGCAGCGTGTCGATTGAACGGGTGAGCAGTTCACCGGTCACCACGTCCGCGGTGACGGTCGGGTCAGGCAGAGCCGGCACGACGGGCGTGTCAGGCATGACGGTTACGGACATGGTGTTTTCCTCCAGGTGTTGGGTGGATCGGACGGCCATGACGGGTGCGTCATGGGCCGGATGGAACGTGAACGCGACACCGTGCACGACACCGGTGCGGTGCAGGACTCCATCGGCGTCGGCGGTGGACGTGGTCGGCGCGTATTCGATGGACACGGCGTCGAGCACGTCGGCGTCGAGCAGTGCGGCCACGTCACGGCCGCGGGCCGTCGCGGCCAGTGTCAGGTCCACGACGGGTCCGGTGCCGTCGTCGCGGAACGACTCCACGTTGACCCGGCCGATCAGGTCACCGTGGTGGGAATCGACCACGTAGGCGCGGTCTGCGAGGGTCAGGGCGCCGGGTGCGTCGAACACTTCACGGGTCAAGACGGCGCCGTCACGAACGGTACGGATGTCGCCCCACCGGCACAGTCGGACCGTGACCGTTCGTGCGTTGCCGGCGTCGGCGCCGTCGTCGGGTCTGTCGGCGGTGGCGGTGCCGGTCACGACTTCGGCGGGTGCCCGGCGATGCAACAGGGTTTCCACGGGTCACAGTCCTTCCACGTTCGGTGTGACCGGTTGCGGCACCGGGTCGGGGATGACGGGCAGACCTTCCAGGGCGCGGACTTCCGCGACGGTGTAGATACCGGCGTCCAGCGCGGCGCCGTAGGTGGCGACCCGGCCGGCCTGGTCCATGCGGACCAGGTTGGACGTGTCGAACAGGGCGACCTGACCGCGGGGCAACAGGTCCGTCATGGCCGCTTCGATGCGTGCCAGCGGGCCGGGGTACAGGCCGAGTTGCAGCCAGCGGCGAAACTCGTCGGACGTGGTCGCGTAGGTCAGCGACGACTGTGACACCACGTTGAGCAGTGACGGGGGAATCTGCAGCACCCTGGCGGTCATGGCGTCCAGGTAGTTGACGGCGTCCAACAGCAACGCGTCCGCGGCCGACACCTGTTGGAACGTCTGCAGGTTGATACCACCGGACAACAGCGCCGGCCGGCGTTGCGCACGTGCCGTCATCCACTGTTCCATCAGTTCTTCGGACTGTGTCGCAGTGAGCCGGGTCGGGTGGATCACCGCGTACGGGGGCACGGCACCGGCGCCGTAGTAGTCGGCCGAGTACCGGAACACGTCGATTTGCTGGTCCAGGAACGCACGCACCCGGTCGAGCGGTGACACACCGACCGGTGACCCGTCGTTGAGGTAGTTGACCCACCGGATGCGGGCCAGGTCGGCACGGTTTCCGTCGATCCACACTTCGGTGACCGCTTGGCCGTTCGGTGACACCTGCCAGGTGACCCGTTCGTTGCGGATCAGCTGCACCGCCAGCGGCCAGCCGTTCGATCCGGTCAACGTCACGTCGAGCCAGGCGACACCGTGACGGGTCAATGCGTTCGTCAACGACTCCACGAACGTGCGATACGGCACGGCCGGGTCGGGTCGGCGCAGGATCGGCGGCGACGGGTCCAAGCGTCGGGTGCCGTCATGGGCGACCATCGGCAGGGTTGCAGCCACGTCCGCGAGCAGTTGCCGGCCGGCAACGACGGTCGGCAACTGGAACACGTCCACACCGGCCAGCCGGTCCGCGACCAGGTCGTAGACGTTGCGGGCACGCACCGGGTCGGACGAACCGCCGAACAGTCGCGTGAGCCAGGTCGCCATTGGCCGCGCAGTGTTGGGTAACTGGCCGGCCGGGTCAAGTAATGCCCGCGGCGGCGCCGTACAGCAGCGGGTGCACGTACCGGGCGTGTCCTGCAGCGATCAGCGGCGACACGTCGGTGTCACTGTTGCGTCGGCCCCATGCCCATGATCCATCACCGATCTGGCGTCGGCGTGCGTCAGCGACGGCACGGTCCAGTGCCGGGTGCGGTACGTGTCGGACTGTGCCGGTCGCGACCGCTTCGACCAGCTGCGCGGCCGCGGCCGTGATGTCGCGTAGCTGCAGTTCGGTGACCGGCACACCGGCCGCGAGCAGCGGTGCGAGCAGCACACCGGCCGGCGAACCGGGGTCCAATCCGACTGCGTGGACCTGGTATCGGTCCACCAGTTCGATGATGCGTGCCGGCGCCCACCCGGTGCCGGCACGGTGGTCCACCAGTTCCACGACCGGGCCGGTATCGGACCAGAGACACGCGGCGATCGCGGTGGCGGTCTGGTCCGGTGCGCAGTCCACGGCGAGGGTGACGACACCGGCACGGTCCGGTAGCGGCACGGCGAGGGTCTGCCACACGTCCACGTCCAGCGGTGACGTAGCGACGGTGTGCCGGTCGGTGATGTTCAAGTACACGCGCAGGAATTGGTCAGGGTCGGTCGCCCATTCGTCGCGGAGCCAGTCCAGCGAAATCGTGCCGTGCGGGTTGGCCGGCGAACGCACCGCAGGGTGCGCTCGAGTCCACACGGCCGGGTCGGTCACGTCCAGGCCGGCGCCGTCCGCACTCCATTCCAGGTGACAGACACCGGTGCCGGTGTCGGCACGCACGGCGTCGCGGCCACGGTCCAGCCAGTACAGCCACCAGGTGCTATCGGCGTCACCCGCTGCGGACAGTATCCACTGTTGCGCGCCGGGTCGGGTTGCCATCAGCGGCCGAGCCGCGATCTGCAGTTCATTTCCGCGGGCCAGTGAATGCGACCACGCTTCATCGAACATGATCAGGTCGCCGGCCTGTCCGTGCAGCGCGGTCGGTGTCGGCGCGAACAGGCGCACCATGCTGTTGCGGTCCGGTATCAGAATCGCCTCTGACCCGTTGGACTGGCGGGCAGACAGGCGTGCACCGAGCGGTGACGCGAGCAGCGCCGGCAGCCAGTCGTCACGCAACGTCATCGCAGCATCGGAGCGCGACTGTGCCGTGTACCACCCGCGACGGTTGCGGCCGGTCACGCCGGTGGTCAGCTGGCGCACGACGGTCAGCAACGATTTTCCGGCACGCCGGCCCACCGACACCACCACCGTGTTGTAGGCGTGGACCAGTTCGCCGGTGTCAGGGTCCGGTATCAGTTCGCCGGCCACGTCCAGGGCGTGCTGTTGCCACGGCATCAGTCGGACCCGTAGCCGGCGTGCGACCACCGCGGCCTGCGCGCCGGTGGTCGGCCGTTCAGGTCTGCGCGGAGTCGCGTAGAGCGGTGTCAAGGTCGGCGTCCAGTTCCGCGAACGGGTCCAGGGTCGGCACGGACGGGCGCAGCTCGCGCAACAGGTCCAGTTGCACACGGGCCAGCGTGCCGATCGTGTGTTCCGACCGGTCGGTGTCGGACTCCAACCGGTCAAGTGACGCGGCCAGGTCACGGGCCAGGGTGATCAGCGCGGCCGTGTGGTCGTCGTAGGCGTCGATCCGGCGCAACATGGCGGCGAGCTTGTCCACCGAGCGTTGATTCCGGCCGCGCGGGGTCGAACCCGACGCAATCCCTGGCAACCGCGGCTGTTTCCGAGGCATCAGGGCCGTTACGTGTAACTGGTGGGCCGAGTCGTGCGGGTCGTGGGGAGAGATGACGCAGGCGTGGGGTCCGGTCGCCGGCCGGCGTCAAAGAACCGGGCTACTTGTCGCGTCGTTCGATCCAAGCGAACACACGGAACACGATGACGACACCGAACAGTGCGCCGAGCACGAACGCACCGCCGTGTGTCATGCCACCGACGTACTGCAAGTCGTCCACCTGTCATCGGCCGATGCTCATGGGTAGTTCCGGCTGGTGCACGGTGACACCGGCGACGGTGTACCGGTAGCCACCGGCCGGCCTGGTCCGTGCCCGGTACTCGCGCTGGTATCCGGTGTTCGCTGCGCGGCAGGTCGAGCAGCGGCACCCGGTCTGATACCGGCGCCGGTCACCGTGGCCGTGCACTGTTCCCACGGGGGCACAGCGTACTGTGCCCGCTATGGCCGATGCCGTGTATCGGGGCAGGTGGGCGCAGGTGCGCCGGCAGGTGTTGGACCGTGACGGATGGGTCTGCCAGTTGTGCGGTCTGCCGATTGACCCGTATGCACGGCCACGGTCAGCGCAGTCCGCGAGCGTCGATCACGTCGTGCCGGCGTCGGCGGGTGGCGCCTGGTGGGAACCGGGCAACCTGCGTGCTGCGCACCTGGTCTGCAACAGTGTCAGGGCCAACAGGTCCAGGACCAGGCCGGCACCACGACGACGGTACGACCCGCCGCGGGTGTGGTGATCAGTTCCACGCAGGTACGGCGTCGGCGGGCAGGGTCGCGGGTGGCGGTGTCACGCACTGCGAGCTGCGCACGATGCCGGTCAACTGTGCGTCGTTGACGGTGACACGGCGCACACCGGCCGCGGTGAGCACCTGGTCCGCGTGGCCGTCCGTGATGTGTGCCAGCTGCGTACCTGTCCAGCTGTAGGCGGTCCATTCCGGTGTGCCGGGTCGGTGGTCCAGTGCGATCATGTCGTCATCTCCGATTGCGGGTGGTCGGGTCGGGTGGTAGTTGAGCACGTCACCACGGAACCGGTCCATGTCCCACGAACCGGAGTCGGCCCACGGTGACGGTCCAGCCGGGTCGATCTTGCGGCCTGCAGCCCATTCGTGGTGGGCACGCACGTGGCCGATCGGAATGGCGTAGGCACGGCACAGTGCGGCGACCAGGGCCACGTATGCGTCACACTGCACGGCCGGCCACCGTTCACCGGTGCCCGTGTTGGCCGCTTCGATGCCGATCGCGTGCACGTTCATCTGATCGGCCGGCACCGGCCGGCCCCATGCCACCGACGAACCGGCGCCGTTCGTGTTCGTCGGACCCGCTGCGCACACCGTGACCCGTCCGGTACGTGACAGGTACAGGTTGGCGATCGGTGCGACGTGCGAGCCGTGGCAGATGTAGTGCACGTCACGGGCGCCGTCGTTCGCTGGTGCCGACGCGGTGTGGTGCACCATGACATGCGACGGCCGGCCGGCCTGGTACGGGCGTCCACCGTTGCGGGCACGCACCTGCCAGCCCGGTTCCTCGGCCACGTCCAGGCCGGCAGACCGGCACACGTCGGCCAGGTCCAACAGCATCATGACCCGTCAGTGTGACACACGGGTGTCACACGGTTGTGTGCTGCGAGGATCGGCGCCCGGTCGGTGCGGGTGGACCAGCCCACCCACCCGCACGACGGGCACCGCCACCAGTACCGGCCAGGCCGGCCACCGACCGGCACACCGACACCGGCCGCGCAGCGTTGCCAGCCTTGCGGTGCGCTCACCCTGCAGCCTGCGCAGCGAGACACACCGGGCAGTCACCGTCCGGTGTTCTCCACCGGTGTGTGCATCCAGGTCCAGGGTGTTCCTCACGTTGTGGACGTTTATGCGCGTGTCTGACACCTACGGTGGCGCGCGTGTCTGACACACACGGACCGTGTGTGTCACTCACACGGTGACCGTGTGTGTCACCCATACGGGTGTGGATAACTGGCGCCAGGGCGTCAAGTCCTGGCAGGTCCAGTGCCCATACGTCACGGGCGTAGCCGTTCGTACCGTGTCGGGTGCGCCAGACCAGGCCGGCCAGCTGCAGGTGCGCCAGTGCCACGCGAACCGTGCCGATATCGCACATGGCGACGCGTGCGAGTCCGCGCAGACCGGGGTACGCGTTCGCGCCGGTTTCGTCGGCGCGGTCGGCCAGGCCGAGCAGCACCAGTTTCGCGACCCGGCCACTGCACCCGAACCGTGCGGCCGGCATCGTTTCGGGTGCGGGTTGGTAGTCCGGTAGTTGTGCAGCGAGAACAGCGGAAACAGCACGAACACTCATGCGTCTGCTCCGTTGGACGGGTGGGCGGTTCGGCCGGGTCTGCAGCCGTGCGCGTAGTGATCGGCAAGGTGGACCAGGTCGGCAAGGGTGCGGCCGCAGTCGCGGCACTGTGTGTCGCGTTCGGGTGGGCGACGGTCCAGGCGTGC